AAAATCTCAGTAATAATTCCTTTTACAATTTTTTTATAATTCATATTAATAAATATTCTAATAATAAAAAAAGGGAGATTTTCATCCCCCCTTTTTCTTTTTTAATAAACCAACTTATATATTTTCAAATGATGCTCCTGTTGGTGTGATGTAGAACGTGATGTCTATGAATTCAAGAGCTCTTGTAGGTTTGATATAAATCTTACCTGTCAATTGGTTTCTATCTAAATCCTCAGGATCTGATGAAACTGTTACTCTAAAGTCATATAAACCACGGTCTCTTCTAATTGAATCTAAGATCGGGTTAACCGCATTTAAGAAGTCTTGTCTAACTTGTGCGTCGTTTTGTTCAAACAATAACCTTACAGATACTGCTGAAATCAATTTACGAGCTTGTAATAACAATCTTCTAACATTGATTCTATCAAGAGCGGATTCTCTAACTTGTAAAGTTTTATTACCCCAAATTACAGTTCCCACATCTGAGAAAGTCGCAATTGGGTTAATTCTACCAATATAAAGAATATCTCTATCTTCTTGAGTCAACTTCTTACGAGCTTTAATACAGTTAACAATACCACGAGTGTAACCCGCCGCCGCGAACCAAGGGAATGCGATGTTATCTGTCAAGGCCAAGTTTCTTGTAACCTCTGCCGTTGGTGGAATATAGATTTGAGTGTTGTTTACACTATCTCTTGTCAATACCCACGGGTAATAAGTTGCTGTATAGTTAGAGTCAATTCCTGTATTTTCTAAGTTATCAACCGCTTCTGTTGGGTAGATAAACCCGTCAATTCCAGTTGTAGTTGGTAAGAATAAATCATAATCAGGTGTTGTTGTAATATACAATGAGTCAGCTCTGTTGAATTCAATCATTTGAACCGCATCTTCCACTAAGTTACTATTATTAACATAATCAATACCTGGAGTTACAAATACATTAATGTTTGTTGCTTCAGGGTTAGCGAATGTTTGTTGTCCTAATAGATATGCGTAGTAGTCAGTGTTTGCGTAGTCTTGAGTTCCATCACCTAATGCGATTTCTTTAAATGCTCCCCAACCAACTGCTTGTGGGTATCTTGATGAAGGACAAGCCCCGTTTAAGAAACCACGTCTACCAATTTGGAATTCATCACCATTTGTTCTGTATTCTCTATAGATATCCCATCCGTCAAATCCTCCTTGAACTAACAATGTAAATTTACGAGCAAATATTCTATAATAAGGATCTGTCGGGAACTCAGGTTCTGTTGTAAATGTTGCGTTACCCGCCACGAATCTTGGTTGACCACTTGTGGAGAACTCAGGTCCGATTGTTAAACCACTTGCATTTTGATCCATGTGGAAACCAGAGGATCTAAAGTTAAATGGAAGACCATCAATATCACAAGAGTTAAGAGGATTTCTTTTTCCGTAATATTCAAAGAAGTTTGGATCCCAACCTAATGAGTTAGAAATACCCAAATAAGTTCTTCTTACATTATCTCCCGGGCTTATTAGTGAGTTATCATTACCTGATGATAAACCGAATGGTGGGTTATAAATCACTTCACCAGGGAAGTCATATTTACCTTTAATAATTGGGAATGGAGAACTTGCTCCTGCATAATTTCTAAAGTTAAATCCGTTAAATCCACAAGGAAGTGCATCAATCGGAGCGTCTTCAGACATTTCAATCATAACGTAACGAGATCTTAATTCGTATTCACCATCTAAAGTTCCGATTTTATTTGCGATGTAGTTGTTTTGACCTGGATCCATTGAACAGTTTGTAAACTTCTCAATAACCACAGGGTTGGCATCTGTGTCAAAATAGTCACGAATTAATACGTCAAAAGTTAAATTATTATATGTTTGATTAATAATTGAAATTTTAAGTAGAGTATTAGCTCCGTCACCATCTGAAATTGTGTAGAATCTAAATAAGTCATATACTTTATTACCTCTAAGTTCTGATACCACGAAAGGTGATACTGGCGTTTGCCATCTATCCAAATACCAACCAATTGAGTTAGGATCTCCACTTTGGGCCGAATCTAAAGCAATTAGGTTAGGGTTAAGACCTCTAATGTATCCTTTTCTCCACGCAAAGTTTAAGAATGATTGGAAGTTTTCTTCTGCAAATACCGGAACTTCTAATCTTGGTTTTTGGAAGTTTGTAACCCCAAATACTTTTGTCCAATATTCAGCATCGTTTTGAGTGAATGAAGTTTCAAATGTATAAGGTGTTCCGAATCTATCAACAACATTAACACCAAAAGTCGAGTATGGGTTTTTAAGAACCGCAGAATATTGACCAGTCATATCTAAAGTTACATCAGATGTTCCTGTAACAGAATATCTTGGGTTCTCAGCGTTTGTATAAGTTGCTAAACCTCTTGATCTTAAAGTTCCAACAACAACATTATCATAATCAACATATGATGTTCCTGTGTAATAATAAATCTTACCAACAATAGTTCCTGAATAACAATCGATATTGACAGGAGTTGGTGTTGGTGTTGGTGATGTAAATGGAACAGGAGACACACAAGGAGCCTGTGAAGGAGTTGGTGTCGGTGTTGACGAAGGTGATATTGTTGTAGTTGTTGTAACAACAAATGGAGTCAATCCTGATACATATGTGAAGAAAGAGTATCCTGAATAGTTTGTATTTCCTGTATTAGAAAATAACGCATAATACCAAGAGTCATTCAAAGGAGAACTTAAACTAGTGTCGTCTAAAGAAACTGAAGGAACATCAAATACATTTGTTTCTCCTGTATATCCAGCACCACTTAATGTCAAATAATCATTTGTCGCAATTGATCCAAAGTATGCAATTTGTTCATCTTCAGCTGTTGATGGGTTATTTGCGGTTATAATTCCGAAAATCAAATTTCTAATTTGGGCATCCAATGTTGAAGTGTCCCCATTAAATTCCTCATATTGTTCGTCTAATATAGTTTGAATTTCAGCAGGGAAATCAACAGAATAACCAATTGTCGATGTTGAGTTTGTACAAGCCGTAAAAGGAACTGTAAATGATAATTCTTTTGGTGTAACACAAACAGTTTCACATGTTGCGGTTAAAGTTTGTGAACTTAAACACCAAACACCAATAGTTGACGGATCAACGTTAGCGACAGTTGTAACAGACCATGATGGACCTGCATCGTATCCTGATAAACCAAGAATTCTAGTTACGAATAACTGATTAGATTGTTGAAGGTATGCCTTAGCGATATACGACGCTTCATACTTCGGGATTTGAGTATTTACGAATTTTTCAGGAGATGTTCCCCCGAATACCGTTTGAAACTCGTCAAAGTTTGTGATAAAAATAGGTTCAAATGCTGGACCTATCAAAGTTTCACCCACAATACCTAATGTTGTTACACCTACACTTTGTGCTACAAAGCTTAAGTCAACTTCAGAAGTATATACACCGGGTGAAACAAAAACCTTACTGTTAGTTGCCATGTTGTAAAATACTTTTTAAATTATTTATTTTTTCTATAAATACTTGGAAAAAACACAAAAACTTTACAATAAAAAAAGTATTTATAAATTGGTATGATTTTATTCTGCCTTTTTTCTGCCCTATGGATAAAGAAGTTAAAAAGATAAAGAATTTAAAAATTGATGAGGATGTTCACAATGTTCTAAAAAAATATTGCGATAAGAGGGGTATTAAAATGTATAAGTTTTTAGAGAACTTAATTTTAGAAAAGTGTAAAGAAAAAAAGGATATATACGGAGAACATTAAACTAAACTTTGAGTGAACGTAACTGAAGGTTCTTGTCCTGTTAAACCAATAGTTATATCAATTCTTAATTCATCACCATTATTAATTTGAATAAGTTCTAAATCATCACCAACATATTGGTTATTAATAAACACAGAAAATGATATCACATTTGTAGTTCCTTGAAGATATAAATTACAGGTGTAAGCAAAAAGTCTTTCTTCAGTTGTTGCACTATTTGGGTATGAATATAAAATACTTTCTAATTGAGGTGGTTGTTCTTTTCTTTGAGGTCGTTTTCTTGGTTGTTGATCAACTTCAAACATTTGAAAGGTTCTTGAAAGTGCTGGATAAACCTCGAATTGATTTTCATCAATTAAAAAACCCATCATTGTAAAATCATATTTTTGAATATAATATTTTCTAGACTCCAGATCCATTGAAGATTCATCTGTAAATGCGTCATTAATGATTGGAATATAATGTCCGTTTATATTTTGATACGCTTGTCTTGAGGCAAATGTTTCCATTATTCTTTGATTCAGAGTATTTGCTTCTCTCATTCTATTACAAACTATTGCTACCGTGTATTTTAAATCAATTGGAACTGGTTGTGGTATTTTATAAATGTCGGCCCCTTTTCTATTTCCGTCCCATGTTGGAACTTCCATATAATAATACATTCTTCTATTTGGTATATTATATTGAACTGCCGGGTTATTTCCATATTTTACCTCAGGGTTTCTGATTACCGTTAAAAATGGTGGTTCTAAGTTTTTATCTATATTTTGAAAATCCCAAGTTTCAACAAACTGAGACCAATTTTGTGTTGTGATTAGTATATCAACAACAGGTATTTTTTTTCCTTCAGAAACAATATTAAATTTTTCTTTCACAAAATCTAAAAACCCTCTATCTAAATCGGCATGTAATAATGACTTAGGTAAATAAGTTCCGTCCTTTGTAATCATATCCTTTATTTCTTCTCTTCTCGGAAGAAGAGTTTTAGGGTAATTCAAAGGTATTGTTGGTTTTACTGGTCCTCTTTTAGGTAATCCCATAATTTTTTTTAAATCTATTTAATTTTATAATCCTCTAAATTCATTTGGTCCGACAGGGGCTGCAATTATAGTCCTATAAAATGGTTTATACCCTTTATACGTGTGTTTAATGTCTGAAACTACACGACCATCATTTACAACAGTATAATAACGAACAAAGTTTTCAGTATCGTAATAACCAACATAATCACCAAAGTCTATGTCAATTTGTAAATCTTCTAAAGTTTTTAAATAAACTGACATCGTTATATTTCCCGGTTCCATTTGATCCATTTTGGTCGATCCAATCATTTTGTTTGTTGGTGCCGCAATTGCAACATATGCATTGAACTCAACGGGAGGTAAAAATTTTATACCGTCCTCAACAACTTCACCATAAACATCATCGGTTTTAATTTTGTTTCTATCTATTTTATACAACACACAAGTGTAATTCATGTCACCAATTAACCACTCTTGACCCATCCCAATTTCAAGTTCAAAATCGCGATCACCAAAAAATTTACCTAACCTTGTTATAGGAACATTACTTTTCATTATGTTGTTTTATTGATAAATATTTATTTTATCGTTATTTTTA